TCATATAGCAATACAACGCTTATAGCAGGAGATGTTCCTGCAACTGTTGAAGAACTTGAAAATGTAGAAGTACAAGTTATTGGAAAAAATCATATTTATCGCCAAGCATCTCCACCAGATGGATCTGTTTATCCACTAGTCGAAGGCGATTGTTGGTTTGATACTGATGATGGCAATAAACAATATTATTGGACTGGATCTGCATGGGTTTCTGTGCAAGATCTTGCAATTCAAGCAGCAGCAACAGCGGCAGCAGCGGCAGCGGCAGGAGCAGCAGCGGCACAATCTGCGGCAGCGGCAGCAGACGCAGCGGCAGTTGCAGCGCAAACAACTGCAAATGGAAAAAATAAGATCTATCGCCAAACAACAATGCCAACTACTGGACCTTTTGCAGAAGGTGATCTTTGGTTTGATACTGATGATGATAATAAATTCTATCGTTATACTAGTGGTGCTTTTTCACCATTTACGCTTGGTGACGGCGCTTTAGCATCTTTATCAGCTAATAAATTAACAGCTGGAACTATTGATGCTTCAGTTATTACAGTCTCAAATCTTGATGCTGGACGAATTACTACAGGATATTTAGCTGCTGCAAGAATTGAAGTTGCATCAATTTCTGGTGACAAACTTACTGCTCGGACAATAGAAGCAGCAAAAATTGCTGTAGGAACCATTTCTGCAACTGAAATTGCAACTGGAACAATCACAGCTACCAATATTGCTGCAAGAACAATTACAGCTGATCGAATTGCTTTATTTGCTATTACTGCTGATGAAATTGCTGGTGGAACTATTACCGCTGCTGAAATTGCAGCTAATACAATTACCGCAGACGAAATTGAAGCTGGTTCAATCACAGTGGATAGACTTGCAGTTGGAACTTTAACTGGTTTTACAATTCAGACTTCTGGTTCAAATAGAATTAGAATGCAAGATTCAACAAACTCGATCAATTTCATTGTAGGTGGAACTCAAAGAGCTCATTTAGTACCAGCTGGTACAAACGGCGTTATTATGCATTATGGAACTACACCAAACTCTAATGCTACTTCTTATCCACTTGTTTTTGTATCATCAGGTTCAGTTGTTGTTGCATATAGTTCAACAAAATTTCTTGAAGTGAATTCATTAGGTTGTGTTGCTAATGGAGACCTTTATTCACCAGCAAACTTTTATAATCAAGATACAACAACGACAACAAATGCCGCAAATACGTGGATGTCATCAACAACTGGACTTACTCGTAGAAGTACTGCATCAAGTTTAAGGTACAAAGAGAATATTGTGGACATACGCACTGTTCCTGAATTAGATCCTAAAAAACTACTTGATGTACCAGTAAGAGCATTTAAGTATAAAGCTGATTATTTAGATACAAACGATGATAGATCTGGTTCTCTATTGCCAGGATTTATTGCAGAAGAAGTTGCTGAAACTTATCCTGTGGCTGCTGATTTAGTTGAAGGTCAAGTAGAATCATGGAATGATAGATATGTTGTTCCAGCATTACTTGCACTTGTCCAAGATCTAGAATCTAGAATAAAGATTTTGGAGAATAAATGAAGACATACGTAGTTGGTTTTAATGATTACGGTATTCTTGTAACAGAACAAGTTGAAGCAGAGGATCCTGATCAAGCCAAAGAAATAGCACAACCTAAACATCCTGATTTGCCAATAATCTTTGTAAAATGGATCAAACCTTAAGGGGGTAAAAATGGACAAAGAAACACAACTAGATATAAATGTAGTTATCGGAGCAATGAGAGAGCAAATAGGTTTATTAGCTCTTGATAAAGCAATGTTAACTGCAAGAATTGAAGATCTTGAAAAACAACTTAAGGAAAAGGAATCGTAATTGTAAATGAATGCTACCGATTGGGCCGCTCTGGCCGTCTCAGTTACAACTTTAATGGGATCTTTGGCTATAGGGGTAAAACATTTAACTAAGCATTATTTATCTGAATTAAAACCAAACGGTGGAAGTTCCATGAAAGATAAAGTTAACCAACTTGAAGTAAAAGTAGATTTTTTAACTGATCTAGTAAAAGAAGCACTGAGGAAATGAATGACAACTGTTGTCAAGAAAGCCACGCCTGCTGCCATTGCTGTTCTGCGCCAAGCGACGGCCTTGTGGCCGAAGCGAAAGAAGCTGTCAGATGGATTATTGCCATCTGCGGCACATCTCAAGGCGAGTCCAACTTCGGACCACAACACTGGTCTAGCCGCTGATTTAACACACGATCCTAAAAATGGAGTAGATTGCAGTGTCATTTTTGAGAAACTTAAAGAAGATCCAAGGGTTAACTATCTTATTTTCAACTCTAAAATATGGTCTCAAGCAAAATCTAAAATGGGCAATCGCCCTTACACTGGTTCTAATCCTCACGACAAGCACCTACATATTTCTATCCATGCTGATAAAGCTGATGACACAAGTCCATGGTTTTGGTGGCTAAATCAACCAAAAATTACTAACCAGATTATGGCAAAGATACAAACAATTCCTAAAAAACAAGCTTATAATGATACCGCACAATGCACTTGCTGCCCTGTTCACGGAAAGCAAGGAAAGGCAAAATAATGGAAACACTAAAGCAAGTATCACTAACCTGGTTTAGAGCTGCTGCATCCGCAGCAATTGCTCTCTACCTTGCAGGAGAAACAAACCTAAAGACCCTTGGAATGGCAGCTTTGGCTGGTTTTCTTGGTCCAGTATTGAAGTGGTTAGATCCATCTGCCACTGAGTTTGGAAGATCTAAATAATGACAAATCGGGGGCTTAAAAACGATCTCGAAAATCTTCTTAAAAAACCAGAAAGAAAATGCAACATTGCAGTTGCTTTAGAATCTGTTAGTAAAGAAGAACAAGAAATACTGCAAAAATTATTAGATTCACCAGTATCACCAACACGTCTTGCTGCTGTACTTAAATCGCATGGACATGCTGCAAGTCATTCAACCGTTTATAAACATCGAAACAAAGTCTGTATCTGTATAACATGACACTATCTGATGATCTTAAGGGCTTGGAACAGGAAGCTGATCCGACAATTGCAGAACTCCGTCAAGCGTTGGCAAGAACGCAAAAGCAATTGGCTAAAGCAAAAGAGCGTACTGATGAATTGGTTTCAGCAACAATTCAAGCATGTAAAGACGCTACTTTAGCTTTAGGTCCAATCCCTCCTATTGAAGATCCAAAGGTAGATAAAAGACGCCGTCGAGTTGAAGTTGCTTTGTGGCATTTAACTGACTGGCAAGGCAGCAAAGTTACTCCTAGTTATAACTCAGAAATTATGAAAAAAAGAGTTATGGACTTCGTGACAAAAGCTGCAAAAATCACAGAAATCCAAAGGCAAGACCATCCTGTCAATGATGTGGTCATTTGCTTTGGTGGTGACATGGTTGAAGGATTGTTTAACTATCCTGCTCAATTATGGGAAATTGACTCAAGTTTATATGACCAATACATAACCGTTAGCCGTTTAATTGTAGATGTGATCCGTCAAGCCTTATCTGTATATGAAAAAGTCTCGGTTGTTGCAGAATGGGGAAACCACGGACGAATTGGATCTAAACGAGACAATGTCCCTAAATCAGATAACATTGATCGAATGTGTTATGAATTAGCACGACAGATCTTGACATCTGATCCTGCAATAGCAAAAAGACTAAATTGGAATCCACTTCACGGCACTGAAGATATTCAGCAAATTGAAATTGGCAAGTACAAAGCACTTTTGATGCATGGAGATGAAGTAGGTCGATCAGGTTTTGCTTCTCCTTCTGCTTGGCAAGCTGCAGGCAATCGTTGGAAAGCTGGAGCATACGATTGGGACTTTCAAGATATTTATCTAGGTCACTATCATCGCCATGCTCAAGAACCGCTTTCAGATGGTCTAGGTTCTGTTTATTGGACAGGATCTACAGAATCAGATAACCGATATGCAAGAGATTCTATGGCAGCTTCAGGAGTTCCTAGCCAAAGACTTCACTTCATAGATCCAGATCGTGGTCGAGTTACCGCTGCATATCAGGTTTGGTTAGACTAATGCATAGATCTAAGATCTTAAAAGATGCAGAATTTCTAATCAACAATGACCGCGAAAAAGACTATGGCCACCCTAAGATCAATCATGGACGCATAGCAGATCTTTGGTCAGTTGTTTTAGAACGCAAAATAGAACCTCATGAAGTTGCTCTCTGCATGGCTTTAGTCAAAATAAGCAGATTGGTGCAAACTCCAGATCACGAAGATTCTTATGTAGATGGCGCGGCATATATCGCCATTGCAGGAGAATTGGCAACCGAGGAGGAATCATGACCACGCTTATTGCTTACCAACACGAAGATTTTTGTTTAATTGTTGCAGATAGTCAAACCACTGGTTATGACCTTGCATCAGATTGCTCACCTATGGGCAAAATTGCACTAAACGGCAAATACTTAGTTTCTGCTGCAGGTTTAGTCCGCGGCATGAATATCATCCAGCATGCTTTTGTTCCACCAAATCCTCCTAAGTCAAATCTTGATAAATTTATGGTCAAGAGTTTTGTACCAGCACTCCGCAAATGCTTTATGGACTCTGGTTATGACATCAGAACAGATGGAATGTCAGCTTCTCATGACAATGATTTTATTGTTGCCGTCAATGGATCTTTGTATTTCATAGACTCAGCTTATGGACTTGAACGCGTTGCTGATTCTTTATATTGCACAGGGACTGGCATGAAACTTGCTCTTGGAGCGGCATATGCTTTAGGAATCACTGAATGTGATGATTATGAAGAAGCAATTGAGATCTTAGAAAAAGCTGTACAAACTGCCATAAAATTTGACGTAAACTCTGGAGGAAAGATCCAAGTTGCACTTCAGACAAAAGATGGTAAATCTCATCTTGCTTATCTTGATTAGAGCATAAAAAAACCCCCTCCTTGCGGAGGGGGCCATTTTTTTTATCTTAAACTAGAGCCATGACTCGTTCTGTCAATGACTGACCTTGATTTAGTAGGAACTTT